AGACAGATTCTACTGTACAGTCAAATTCTCCACCGTTTCCATCTCTGTCAACGGTAGCATCAGCAGCCCATGGATCGTAAAATCCAGAGTGGCTTCCACCTAGTGCATCTTCTTCTGCATCACTTGATACGATTCTATCAAGGGATTCAAAGTCTTGTGTACCAGTATGAGCACCACCTGATGCTGCTGCATCGCTTTCAACATCTGCCAAAAGCATTCTATTAATGAACTCTTTGTGTTGTACTGCCATATACAATCTTAGTGAACCAAGTCCACCCCAAATATCGTCTTTAGAATGAGTTGATAGCCATTCCATAACTTCAGATGCACTGAAAGGCAACTGAGCAGTTTTTGGTTTGACATCTAATTCTGCGACTGTTGGTTTGATTGTTTCAGCAATTAATCCACCTTCTGTTGTACCACCTAGGGCAGTATTCGAGTTGTTGGTATTAAGTGTTGGTTTTGCAGTTATAACCCTCCATCCAGATTTATCCCAAGGGTATTTTGGGAGTATACCGAATGCGTTTGCTTCAAGATTCAGTTGAGCCCATGCATAAGCACCAAAAATGGCGTTAAACATACCAGCAGTGCTGGTTGTTGAAGGGGCATCAGCTTTTCTAAGAAGGTTACGATTGTGTCCATAATATTGTGCCTCAAGCTCGTCGATTGTTCGTATTTGAGTCATTTTAGTATGTTCCTACTTCGTCAGGTGTTGGAGTATAATACTTGCCTGCTAGAATGTTTCTTGCTACTACACTTAGATTTCCACCTTCTCTTGCATCTTTCAAAACAAATGACATATCAGTTTCTGCTGATTTATTAATTGTCTCGATTGCTGCATTAGGTCTTGGAGTCTCGGTAGTGAAGTCAAATGATTTCTCTTGCATTTTCAATCCAGATGGATCGCTTTTTGGTTTGTCATCAGTTTCCTTATCATCATGTAACCCTGCTTGTCTAGAGTTAGATTGATAAGTATCTGGGACTGTAACCTTTGCACCTACGTCTTCACTTGCTGAAGTTTGTGGCTTCAACGGTAAATCGGTTGGGGTTTCCAATGCTTTTAATCTATCATCAATACCTACTAATGTAGAACTAACGTCTTTTTGAGTTTCTGCGAGTGACTTTATAACGTCAGTTAATGTACTGATGTTGGATTTGATTGCTTCTTGGAAATCAGATTTTTCAACTTCGTCGTCTTTTTCTTCTTCTTCAGATTTTTCATCTTTAGAATTGTTGTTGGAAGTATCTTTGTCCATATCCTTATCAGAATCTTCTTTTCCTGAGTTTATATAGTTTTCGCTATTTTTATAAGTGTCATCTTTTGTTGAACCTTGTCCTCCTAATTGATTATTTCCAGCTTCTGTTTGATATGCTGATTTTTTCTTTCCCTCATCTTTCTCTTCCTCTTCTTTCTTACCTTCTCTAGTAGCAACTGCATCACTAGATTCACCTCCCTCTTCTGGGACTTTAGTTATTTGTTGTGTTTCTTGATTAGTATTATATTCCATACCACTATGTCTTACACCAAAACTTCCACTACCAGTTCCTTGTATTTCTTTCTTCACTTCTTCCTCTTCTGCCGTAATATTAACATCATCATCATCATCTACTGGGCTTGATTCCCTGTTTGATGATTTGTTTGGCTCTACATCTTGTTTGCCTTGTGCGTTAGTTTTATCACCATCTGCGTTTGCAAAATCTGTCATTTTCTCTACAGTGCAACCAAATTTACTGCATTTGATTACCATTTTACCGTCTTCTCTTCTCTCTACATTGTCGGTAATTGCCTTTGCTAGTGGGTTATAATCGGTAATTAGAGCTAATGGGACTGCTGGATCTTTGCAAACAGCGACCTCATAATGTTCTAATGATTTTAATTCATATGCAACACTACCATCTTTTAATATTTTTGGTGTTCTATTTGCCTTGGTAGCCCCCCCAAATGATAGTCCTTTGTACTCTCCACTCTTGATTTTATCCCAAATTTCGTTATCTAGGTGGTAATCTTTGTGTATTTTACCTGTAATCTTAATTGCTGGTATTAACTCACCCTCTTTAGTTTTATAATCTACTTTAGCATAACTGATACCTTTTCCTATAATTCTATTACTATGAGTATCACTAATTGGTGCTCCCCTATCCATCCAAATTGGAAGTACCTTGATCAATTCATCAACTATTGTGATTTCTCCTTGTTTATCTTTAACTTGAACTGTAAGATAACCTTCAAAGAATCTTTGGTCACCACCTATAGGATGTAAATTTTTTGTCACAAATTGATTGAAAAATATATCATTTTCCATATATAATGACCTTGAACATTACTTATAAAGTTTTAGAAAAAGGGAAGAATAGGTAAGTTGGTTGAAAAAATGCTTACTCTGTTTTCTTTGCCTTGGAGACAGCGAAATCTACTGCGAAACCGACAGAAAGACCAATTAATATAATCTCTACGATTCCTAGACCTGCGACTGTCAATGTTTGTGCAACTGCAATACCTGCGAATATTGCTACAATTAAAGCACCAAAGAATTTTTTGATGTCATATGTAGTTTCATCAGATCCTAAGAATCCTCTGACTGTATTCAAGATTGCTCCTCCAATTACGGAGACTGTTGCGATTAACAATGGATCAATCATACTTTCAACCAGATTTAACCTTTATTTAAGGTTTATTATTTATCTAAAAGTTCCTTAACTAGGTCATCAAGTTCGGAATTTGCTTCATCTGGGTGTAATCTGTTTGACTGTCTGTCAACTGCTTTAGCTAAAATAATTAAGGTTTTTTGCAATCTTTGTACTGTTTCACACAAATCTCTTTGTGTATTACTCATTTTTCTAAAAAATGCAAATAATCCACTGCCCATACCTATAAGAGCAGCCAGAAGTAACGGTTCTAATACAGATGAAAACATTTCCATAATATATATGTATTTAGTAAAGTATATAAATTAACTTATATTCCACTAATAGGAACGAGTATTTTTTCTTTAATCATCATTAATAATGCCATAGGTTCCTCTTGGATTTTTTCAATAAATGTTTCATCTCCACCACTTATACCATCAAATCTACCACATTTGAAACATATGTATATTGAATGTATCCCATCAGTGTAACCGTATTTATTTATTTTACATTGTGAACATTTTTCTTCCGATTCCATAATAATATGGCTACCAAGGCTTTATAAATAAGTATTGCTGTTAATATTACATGGCTACGTCGATATATATATTTGATAGTGATAAAATGTTTAAATCAATTTATAGAGAACATGTTGATGACCTTGAACATAAAATGCCTCTCATAGATCTATATGTAAAAGGACAAAAATTATGGGTAGTAACAAATTCCAATGATATGAAAGAACAACCAAGATTGGATAGAAGTATTGTACATTTTAGGAAAGATAATGCAAAAGAATGGATTGAAGGAGATGAAAAACTAGTGATACATGGTAAGGTTAGATACAATCATAAGAAAAATCAACTTGAATTCTTTCCTAGAAAACTACGAAAACCTCTATTATCCATGAGAGTAGGTAGATATTTTGGATATAAAAAGGGAAAATGTAACATAAATTATGATAAACGCTATTATGACTTTAAGAATGACCGTATGATATTTATCTTGGAGGATAAAAATGAAATTTGATTTTGTATTAGGTGAAGTTGAAGATTTATTAATTGTGACAAACAATAAACTAACCAATATAGAAACATTACTAGAATTACTCCTTACTCCACCAGATTTAAGAGAGTATATGAGAAAAAAGCGTGGTAAGACTACCTCCGATTAGATTTTTTATAGCCACTCATTATCTGTTTCCAATCCTTACCGTGTTTTTTACGCATACTTATCCAAAATGGGTCTGTCTTCATGAATCCACCTTTTGCATTGTACTCTTTGGTAACTTTAGCAATTCTAGTGTGGCATGTGTTGCAAAATCTACCGTTTACCTGTTCAATATTAAATTTATATGAATTACAAAAGAAACATAGACCATAATATTTGTCACAAACCTTTGCTAGTAGAGGTTCACGACCTTTCTTTCC